CGGACATTGGGGATGGGACTATGAACTGGAATTGTGAGAGCAGGGCTTTGCTCCATCTGGAGAGCGGCATGGTTGCGAATTCGCTGGAGCTTAACCCGCAACAAAGCAGCGGGTCGTTCTCGAACAAGATCGCTAGGGCTTCCCCAGCAGTCGTACATCGAACCGCCGACGAGTTTTTGAGCGCACCCATGCCGCCGCCGAGGCTGGCGATTCGTTTCGTGTCGATGGGGTTGGGGAAAGGCCAACTAGGGCGAGCTTCACCGCTGGAATTTCGGATCGACTTGAGTGCATTCCGAACTTCGCCCGGCTGGAGGCTTCGAGTCGCGTTTTTCGCCACCCACTCTTCAATGTCGGCATCTGGAAACCCAGCCTTGTCCAGCGTACACGCCGCATGAAATATCCATTTATGAACACCCGCGCCGCTGGAGGGACAGTCTTTGATTCGTGGAGGGAGAGTTGTTGGCATTTAATCCTCGAATTGTGCTGCCCGCCGAGCGGCGCGACGAGCGGCAACCTCATCTTGGAAGCGCAGCCGGGCTTTTAAGTTTGCCCGCATGAGTTCGTGCTTCCAGATTTCTTTTTCGTTTAGGTGAGAGGCTTGTTCTTGCGCCAGTTGGCGTTCGAGGTCGCGCACTCGTTCCTCAAGCACTTCGCGTTCGTGTTTTTCAGGGTTCATTGTGTTTCGTCTGCGATCCACTGCCACGTTGGGGGTTCGTTGGCTTGTTTGATTTTCCATTTTTCGTATTTTTCATCGAAATCTTTTTGCGTACCCAACCCCAGAGATTCGGGGCAAGCGTCGGAGACTTCGTATTGGTTGGTGTCTAGGTGCATAAAATCTCCCCCGAACACCGCAAACGCGGGCCGAGGGCTAGTGGCGGGTGTTGCCCAGCCCAACTCCAAAACCATAGGACATGGCCAGCCTTTCTAACTGGCGAGTTTTGTTGTTGTTCTGCCGCCACTAAATTATTCATTCTATACATAGGCCCATTAGCACTCGGCTAACTGCACCTGCGTTTGCTTCGTAACTTCTGTCTCGAACTTCGGAAAACAGGTGAGCGGCTGTTTCTGTTCTGATCGGGTTGCCGAGGACGCGATATTCCTCTTGGTATTTGGTGTAGGGGCCGCGCACCCCGCAATAAATTTGCCAGACATACTCGCCGCCTCCAATATACTCATTCATCATCCTCTTCCTCTTCCTCATCACTGGAACAGTCGGGACACGCATAGGCTGGCCCTGCGCCGCCAGAGTCCACGGTCATGTAGCCGCGACCCCCGCAGGATTGACAGGTTTCCTCTCGCTCATCGTCGATGCAGTCGTAGTTCATGCCATCACCTTATATTGGTAGAGGCCGTAGCCTAGATTTTGCTTTCGTACCTCGTACTCGCCAAACCGTTTCTTTCGTAGGTGTCGGAGTTGCGCCGAGATAGATGCTTGGGGGTCGCCGGTTACGTCTTCGATTTCACCCAACGTTCTCCATCGCCTATCCTTCATGCAGTTGAAGATTCGGGCTAGTTGGCCGGTGAGTCTGCTCTTGTCCAGCACTGGACTATAGTTGGGGCCGTTAAACCACGTTTCGTCTAGTAGTTCTGTTTTCATTTCGTATATGCTTTCGCTTCGTGCGCTTCGGCTGCGACAGGACACCCCTTGATCCAATCTGGAGTGCGGCTCATTAGATTCTGAATTTCGGCGCGGGCCTGTTTATCGTCCTCATCCACCTCCACAATAATTTCATCGTGGACTGTCCATAAAACCTCGAACCCGGCGCGGATAATTGTGTAGTAATGCTCGGCGAAAATGTCGCGGGCCGTGGCTTGAACAACATTCTCGACGAGCTTCCCACCATACCAGTGCCGTGGAGTTGCGCCCCGCGTGATGGAGGCAAACCACTGGTCACTTTTATATCGCACATTGAAATAGCTAATGTGGCGACCACTTGGCAGCTTGTAGTAGTGGTTTTCGTTTACGTCGTTCTTAAATTCTCGTTCCCGTTGCCTCCAAAACTTGAGGATTTCTGGATTCGTGCGCCGATAATCCTTAACCGTGTGTTCGGCTTCGTCACTGGAGAGGCTCACGCCCCAATTGTCGGCGATTTGTTTGAATCGAGCCGCCCCACACCCATAGCCCAGTCCGAGAACGCGGATTTTGGCGAGTTGCCGGGCTTGTTTGTCCACCTTGTCAAGGCCCATCGTGGAAAGCGCATGGGCCGTGTATATGTCCTCGCCCTTGCGAACATAGTCCATCATTTCAGTGTTGTTAGTGAGCCACGCCATGACGCGGGGTTCGATTTGGGCCAGATCACAAATTATGAACTTCTTACCGGCCCGTGGAATGAAAAGGCTTCGAGTATCAATGCCGAAGTTTTCGCCCCGTGGAAGATTCTGCATATTGAGGCCCGTGTCTCCTGACCATCGGCCCGTGAGAGTTGCGCCAAAGTATTTGAGGCCAAACGGCATCGAGTCATCATCGCGCAGTCGAGTATTAACGGTCTGGAATAAGCGGAGTAGCCGGTTGGATTTGCGCCAATCGCGCAGCGCAGCCACGACTGGATATTTGTCACCGTACTCGGCCTCCCACTCGGCGCATTCTGGTTCGTTTTGGTTGGTGTTAGCTGGGGCGGGTATGCCCTGCTTGGTGCAATAAATTTTGAGTTGTTTGAGGGAGTTGATTGGTTCCTCGTCCGCGCTCCACGGGACTAGCTTCCCCGCCGCTTCCTTGATCTCATAAAGAACTTCAACCCCGGCATCCAGTTTTGGCTTGTCAATGTGAATCCCGCGCTGGCCGCTGGTCATGGTGTGGCGAGCTAAAACTCGTTCCTTATATGGCCAATATTTCTCGTAGGTGTTCCAGAGTTCGTGACAATAAACGGCATCGTAGCGGGCATATTCGATGAGGGCTTTGAGTTCGGCGTCGTCGAGGTCGGAGGGCAGCTTGCCTTTCATCTTGTCCCGAACCGCCTTGTCGGGCTTCACCCCCAGCATTTGCTCGGCGAACCCCTTCAGATTGCGCGGACATTGTATATACACGCCGAGATTGGCGGTGCAGTCCCACGTTGGAGTTAGGTCGCCGGGAATGTAGCCCATGCGCTGTGCCGCCTCGAACACCGTGGAATCGAACGCCGCATTGTGAGCCACGAACGAGGCGTCGGCTGGAATACTGCACCAAGGCGCAGCTTGAGTCGGCCCAACATAGTCAATGCCCTCACCGTGGAGAGACACCATGTAGGGGTCGAATTTAGGATGCCGACAATAGGCATCGGGGCCGAGTCCCTTCACGGTGCAGTCGGCGTCGTAGTATGTCTCGAAATCAATTGCGATCATATCTCTCGCGAGTTGAGGTGACGACGAGGAAACCATGAAGCCCCGCCGCCACCCCATTACCCACAACCCCTCCGTTAATGGGTAAGTTCACGCGCCCATGAGGCGAATTTTTCGTCGTTCTTTTCCCCGGTAGTCAGCACTGGAATGTACCAACTATTCTGCCCCTTTTTCTTGAGGGCCGAGGTTAGCCCCCAACTCCCGTATTCCAGCCCAGCGCGGAGGTTTAGTGCCGCAGCAGTTAGGATGGGTTTGGCGGCATTGTTGTATGCGCTGAAACTGGCGAGAATCCAGCGAGCCATAGCGTAGCGGTGTTTGCCGAAGTCCCACGGGAAGTAGGCTTCGTCGTCCCCTCGAATCAGCACCGTGCAGCAGACTTGCGGGTTCCATGTTGGCTTCGCGCCGTCCACCCATTCGAGTGAGCCGCCTTGAGCCAGCACTTCGTCGAGTGTGTCGGCAGTTTTGGGCATCTCGCCAGACCCATACTCGGTGTGTTCGTAGTAGGATTTCTTGGCGTGGAGAACCGTGATCCACACTGGGTCTTCCTTCTTCTTCTCGGCCTCGTCGGCTCGCGCCCCGTACAGCGCATACTCGGCATTCAGCACCAGTGAACCGGGCATGAATAGCTCGCCCAGTTCGCCAGTTTTAGCGGCCATCTTGAGAGACGGCACAACCAAGTCGCTTGTTTCGATTTCTCCACTGACAGAGCCAGCCGCCGGTTGCGGGATAGCTAGTGCCGTGGTGCTTCCAGCGTTGCCGCTGCCTTTTTTCTTTTTTTCAGTCATCGTTGTTTCGTTAGGTATGTTTTGTCCCTCCCACGCTCGACCAATCCTAGAGTATCCAGAACATCGAGCGTGGATTTGGCAAATTCTTGTTTCTGCCCGCGAGGGGCTTGCTCCTTGAGCTTCTTCTCCAGCGTTCCGAGGGTGATGGAACACGCCTCCAGAAATTCCTCTTGTGGAACGATTTCCTTGAGGGCGTCCCATGCGCGGGCAACGTCTTTTATTTTTCTGTTCCCGGCGGTTTGCTTGAGTTCATACCCCGGTATCTCCACGCCTTCGAGGCGCAGTTCGAGCGCGGTGTTGCGGACGTTCTTCGCCCATCGTTCCATGATAGACGCCACATCCAAGGCCCGCTGGAGTTGGGCTGGGTTGGTGAGGGCCGTCATCTTTGCTGACTCTGGTAGGAGTAGCCCGTCGTAGTCTTCTGCAATGTCCATAGCGCGTTTTTGTAATTCAGGGCAGCGGGCTTTCGTCCCGCAAAAAAGGCAATTTTCCGAGTCGGGCCGGTACGGACTGGAGGGGTCATCTGCTCGCGCAACAATGGTTTTGAACTCGTCCGTCCAACCCATCGCCTCGCCGCGCTTAAACACCGAGGACTGTTCCAGTTCGTGCCGGGGCGTGAGGAAAATGAACTCGGCAGTTTTGGCTTCTGGAAATTTGTGAAATGCGCCCAGCGTGTATGCTTTGGCTTGCAGATTGTTCTTCGGCTCATCAACAATCCACTTGCCAAACTTGTAATCAATGAGCGTGATGTGGTCGCCCGTTAGCAGCACAACGTCACTGGTTCCCCACGTTATGTCTGGAATCTCCAGCCGACACTCGATGTGGGTTTGGTCAGCTTGCCGCAGTCGAGGCTCGACCCTCTTCATGCACCACCCGATCAGCGTGGCGTGTTCGTCTGTGAGAGTTGGGAGTTGGTAGCTCACTTGAAATCGCCCTCCTTAATTGCCGTCGCCCATTTTTCCATGACATCGTGGAGCATTGTTCCCTCGTCAGCGGCCCTTGTGTCTCCGCTGGAATCGTTCGTCCACTGCGGGCAGACTTTCTTGTTCTTCAGTTGAGACGGGGAATGCTTCGCGTGTTCTTCTGGCATAATATGAACTCCTTTATCGGCGTAATGTGTATTGCGTTAATGTGGTAGCCGGTGAGCCTAAAGACAGTCCAACCGGCGGCAGCGGCGGCATTGTATTTCTCACAATCCTTCGTAAACCCTGCCGGTTTCGTGTGCCGCCCTCCGCTCCAGACGCCGCCCTCGATCTCGATTGCGGTTTTGGTTGCTGGATGTGCGAAATCGAACCTCCATTTTCGTTTTGGATGAAAGGCGAGTTCTTCAACGAGTTTTGGCCCGTCCAGAACCCCCCAAAAATACGCGAAACGAATTTCCAGAACCGAGCGTTTCGGTTGCTTCTTTTTTGCCCCCATAAAATTAGTTGGAGGGGTGTGTTGTTCATGCTGGAATGTTTTTAATGCGCTCTAATGCGTCTTCGTCTTGGATTTCGTTCAGCCCACTGGTCAGGGCTTGCCGGTAGAGTTCGCTCAAGCGAATTCCGAGAACCCGCGCTTGTGTTTTTGCGCGATTTCGGTGCTTGGCATTTAGTTTCACCAGTATGGTGTATTCCTTGTGTTCGTTCATTTTTGATTGGGTGAGTTCCCACCCGGCTAAATAAAGGTGGGTTCCCACCCGGCTAAATAAAAAACTATCGGCTTGCCAGAGTATTGTTTTTGTGAAAATTGGCGATGGTTCGGCACTGGAGCGAGGGTGAGTTCTCACCACCCACAATGCAAGTTTTTTCTTCACTTTTTTTCATCATTTTAATTTAAGTTAAAGCCCACGGGGATTTTCTTCTCCCCGGCGTAGCACTGGGCCGTGATGGATGAGTCCGAATGCCGCCCCACGCGGGCTGCGACTTCCAGCCCATACTTCTCTCGGATCGTGTGGAGTGTGTGGGCGCGGAGTTCGTGGAACGTGTGGTCGGTTTTGAGTCCGCCCTTGTCGCGCAGCCACTTGTCCAGTTCCTTCATAAAATAGCCGCAGCGTTCGCCCTCCCACCCGTCTTCTGGCAGGATGTATTCCTTGTCCTCGGTTAACTTGTACCACTGCTGGAGGGCGGCGTAGATCGTGGGGTCGAGCGGAATGGAGGTGGCCTTCTTCCCCTTCTGATCCGCAGACATCACGATATGCGGATGGCCCTTCTTCATTTGTATCCAGTCCCATTTAGCCCGCTGGATTTCGCCCCGACGCAACGTGGACTTGGCCAGCAAATAGGCGGCGTAGCGATCTGGCCGCACCTCACCCAACTTCTCCATCTTCGCGTCCAGCACCTCCACCACCTCATCCTCCAGCGGGACTTTAGTCACCAACACTGGAGTCTCGCCCCGTTCGAGCATGAACCCCTCGATGTTGCCGAGGTGGATTCCCGCATCCTCGTACCGCGAGTGAAATGATTTCTTAAATATGGATTTTGCCTGTTTCAATACCCCTTGAATGCTGCGGAGTTTGCGCTGCCGAGCTTCCTCGCCCTGCCCTGCGATTAAATCCAGTTCAAAATCAATGAACTCGCGGACGAGTTTCCCGGTGAGTCTGGAAATCGGAAAGCTGCGAAGCGACTTGCGCCGCCCAATGATTTTCTTGAGCGAGGAAATGTTCCCGCCAATCGTAACCTCCTTCAGCCCGTGGCGCAGCGCAATAACCCGGTACGAGCGGGTCACCAAATCAGCGGTGGCGTGGGACGGCTCCTTCAACGCCTCTGGATCAATTCCAGAGAGGAAATAGTCGATCACACCTATCGCCATTGCCACGGCCCGCTTCGGATCGTCGGTGTGGAGGGATGTGGTTTTGCGAAATCCAAGCCGCTGGATTTTTATGTAGTAGTTCCCACCCAACCACGGTCTGAACAAAGAGTAGTGTCGCCCCCTAAACATGAAACGCACCTTGCCCTTATCTAAATGAAACAGTGGCAGATCGTCAGGTGTGGGAGGGCGGTTTTCGGGTGTCATGTTGTTTTTCTAGACTCAATGTGTGCTGAAAGGACACACGCAACAAGTGTCCTGAAACGGAGATTGCGAAATCAGCCTCTAGAAAACAAGCAAAAATAAGAGTAAATGGTCGGGATGGAGAGATTTGAACTCTCGACCTCCTGACCCCCAGTCCATAGCGGATTAACGTATCCTACTGTGCATCAAGAACTTGCGTGGAGGCATGATCGGGGTGCGTTGGTTTTAATATGTGCCACGCGCCAAAAAACTTTTCTACCTCGGACTGCCCGCTGCCGTCTCCAGAGAGGCGAATCGAAGCGGCTGTTAGGGCGGTTGGTACGATGTAGAATGAGTTGTGCATTAGGCAGACGAATATGAAATAATCTGATTTTTTGTTTTTGAGCGTGGTGTATCGGTAGCCGTAACTCCCCCGGTACTCGGCGGGTATCCGACAAGTCTTGATCTGGAGTCTATGGTATTCGCGGGAATTAGTTCCCGCAAGCAAATCGTACCCGTCAATGTCCACTGCTGGGCGGGCGACACAAAAACCGAGTTTCAATAACTCGGCCTCGACGAGACGTTCCCCAATTGTGCCTAGCGTTGTTGTGTCCACTGGAATTAGTTTTCATTTAGGAGCGGGGAGGCTAGTAGTTCTGTGTAGCGGCCAAGTAAGTTGACTCGGTTGAAGGTTCGCCCTTCTATCTGGATTTCCAAGGCTTTTTCATCGCTTGGCCAGTATGGGATAAAGGTTCCATTGCGTAAGGCTTCTCGTTCGTCCTTGTTAAATCCGCTTTTCTGCAAGGCAAGTTCCACCGTCACCAACCCCACTCCAAGGGTTTGGGCCGCTTGAATATCGCGGTGGACGGTTTGCCATTCCTTGAATCGGTCTTCGTTTACCTTCGTGTAAAGTTCCAGTTGTTGTGCGTCATCCAGCCGTGTTCGGCGCATCTCTCTTGTGAAGTCTCCAGAGTAGCCATTTATTTTGCGCTTCGATTGCGGCAGCTTGTGGATGGCAAGGCTGTTCCCAATGTCCAGCTTGGATGTGCGGAACCCAAATTGCGCGAAGGCTTCATAACCTAAATCGTACTCGCGCCCGAAGTCGCCTTTCTGGTCGTTGGCCGCTTTATACAAACGGTTGATGGACTTGGCACTGCCCGGTGTGATCGCTTCCCCAAGGTGAGTGAGTATCTTGGTTGTGCGCTCGTCCAGTGAATCGTTTTCGTCCCACACCGGGCGTCCAGATTCCGTGATGTTTCGAGTCACATCGAATAGCTTGGACGCAAATATCTTCTCATCCGTGAATGGCTGGATAAGTGTGCCGAAGGCTTGCCAGTAATGTACGTCGGGTTCGCCCCCGGCTCGCATTGCCGCGACCAGAGGTTCCTTGAGGTAGGAGTAGGGATCGCTGTATTTTAGATCGAAATAATTGTAGTGACCGTCTTCCTCCTTTGAGATTTTTAGGTTGCCGTTTTTCGACCACGGCGGGACAAACCGGCGTATGGCTTTTTTTTCTTCTGAACTAATTCCAGATAGATTGTTGACCACCCTCGTTGCGATTTCGGGGAGTATTAAGGTTCCTGTCAAGGCCGCAAACCGTTTGGCCCCGATTTCGCGGAGGCCCGGCGTAGCCAGTTCTTTCATTGACAAGGAATAAGTGTTTTTGGTTGTGCGGATTATCTCCGCTGGAAAACTGATAAATGACCCCAAGTACGGGAACCGGCGCAACGCCTTAATCGCCAGCGGCACTCTGGAATATGTCGGGTAAGTGTCCTTGATGATATTCGCAACATCTTGGCGAAGTTGTGGGTTCTTGGAATCAATCTTGAGAGCCTTGGAATACCGAGCCAGTTCAACCTCAAAGTTGGCAATCCGAAACGCGGTGTCCACGCCTTGATAAACTTCAAATGGTAACTTACCGGCTTTTGCTAAAACCCGTCCCCCCTTACTCAAGTTGATTCGGCCACTGGAGAGGTCTTCCAACCACGCGCTTCTGTCTTTACCAAGCACATCCTTGAGGCTGGCTAACATTTCAGTTGGCACGGCGGCTTGGTCGAAGAAATCCAGCTTCGCGTATTCTTGAATTTTCTCAAGCTGCGCTTTGCTATCTAATTTAATTATGTCTGCGCCGATTGTTTTTAACGCTTTATAGGTTTGTTTTGGTGAAAGCCGGTTGTTCGCCATCGACATTACGCCGCCGCCGTGAAAGTTTCGATTTTGAGTAACATGATTCAAAACCGTAGCACTTATATTCGCTGCCGCTGTTGGAACCATTAACGCTCGTTCCAGCCCCGTTCCCAGTGGGCCGAGTTCATCCAGCGAGGTGAAGGCTTTGGCCAGTTCCTTGGTCGTGTAGAGTCCGTCGATTGGGGCGAGTCGTGGGTTACTGGCTACTTTCTTGCCTAGACTCCCATCCTTCTTTACCGCAAATCTTTCGCCGCCACCAATCTGTTCCGAGAATCCCTCAAAAGGTTTTTCCCACAAAAATCTGTTCAGCCCAGCCTCGCGCAATTCTTGGTAGAACTTGGTTGTCTCAATGAATTGCGACATCTTGGTGACGGTGCGGGCATAGTTCACATAGGGGTCTTTGTACTCCCCCCAAAGTTCACGGATTTCAACTGGAATGTTCTTCCGCTTCTTGACCACATCCAGCACTCGCCCCGAAGACGGTATGGCTTCAAAGATGTCGCGCCCCGCCACATTCAACATGGCCTCCATCTCGCCAGACAAGCGACGATCTACATACCCGTCTATCTGATGCTCGGCCAGTTCACCAGCTTCCACTTTCTTTTGGGCCTCGGCAATGAGATCAGCTTGTCGTTCGTTGGCTAGGAATTCCTTTGCAACCTCGTATTGCGAGCCTTCAACCTTCTTGCCCTTTAGAATCTTCTCCTTAAATTTCGGGTTATCAAAAATCTCATACGACCTATTAAGGTACACTTCCATGTTGTCGCCAATGGTGGCTTTCAGTTCTCCAGTGACTAGCCCTTGGATTTCTTTGGACAACCCCTTTTTGTGTGTCCGCATCTCGGTCAAGACTTTCTGGATTGGCTTCGGCAAGTCCACCTTCTCGTTTGCCAAGAAGGAGTTCATACGCTCCATTAAGTCTTCTGGCTTGGGGTTGTTCTTGCCGTAAGATTTCTTTTCGGCGCGGCGAAGTTTTGCGCTGACGTTATCCAGATGCTTGAGTTCGGATAAAATGTTGCCTCCCATTTCGCCCTTGCGGGTATAAACATCCACGGTGAGGCCGCTTGTTGGGTCGGTGAATTTAAGTTGCCCCTTGGAGGTGAGCCATTTCTTGTAAACATTCTTGACGGGGCCAATTGCCTTACCAAACCAATCGGGTTCCTCCACCTTCGGCGGCATGGATGAAGTCTTGGTTCCCGCTGGAACTCCCATCTTGGATTCGGCAAGCATCACTGGAACCCGCGCTTCCTCCAGCTTGAGATATTTTCCGACAGATGGCGGGGCTTCTACCGGGGCTTTCATCCCGGCTTTTTCCGAGATGAGCCGGGTTGCCACTGGAACCTTAACGTCTTCAATTCCGAGAAAGTTTTTCCAAGCCTTGCTGTTCTTGAACATCTTCGCCTCGGCAGAGGTGAAAGTGGTCTTGGCCCCTTTCTTGACTAAAACCCCCGGCTTCATTTCGCCGTTGATGAACTTCACCATCTCCACTTCCGCTGGAGTGCCTTGGTTTTTGTTCACCCGGCTGAATATGACGCGAAGCTGTGGGCCGGTGTATTCGGTTTTAATCTGGTGCGCTAAAAGTTTTTTTAATTCGGGTTGCAGTGTCTTTTGGTGGAGCGCCTTGATTTTCGCACCACCCCCTTGGGTAGCATGGCGTCCAGCCTTGTATGCGAAAAATGCTTGCAACACTCCACCCGTCAGGGCTTCCGCTGCGGCTTGCGTGTCGCCCGCTTCAACCGCGTCATCAAAAGCCTTCTTTACGTCTGGAAGACCCGACGCCATGTGAACGCTAAACCCGCCAGCCAAGATTTTGCCTAACAACGGCGCACCGCCAGAGGCCACCGCAGCCATCGCCACCAGTGGATTTGTGAGTTGTTCCGTCGCACCAAGTATGGCGCGCTGCGTCCCAGCAATCCCCTTCGCCCATTCTTCCGACACTCCAAATTCCTCTAGGTCTTTGGCGTCAATGCCGACTTTCTCTTTGAGGTCGCCTATGAGGGGGGTGTTGAAAAGTCCCTGCTTGGTGAACTTGTCGGCAAGCGGCTTGTACATTATTCCCCGCTGCTGGGTAACTGGGTCAGTCCACATAACGCCTTCCTCCGCAATCTGCCGCTCTGACGGGCCAATGAACGGAGTCAGTTCTTTTCTAAACCAATGCTTGAATTCACCCCACTTGGAAGGTGGAGGCGCGGCATTCCACGCCCCGTACTTTTCAACGTCTTTTTCCAGTTGTGTTTCGGTGGGCGCGGCCTCGCCGTCCTCGGACTGCTCGTAAGTTAAGTACGAATCATCTTTAGGCGGGTCTTCGTAGGTTAAGTACGAATCATCTTTAGGCGGGTCTTCGTAGGTTAAGTATGATTCTTCAGCCATCGCTATTCCCCAACTTCACCAAGGACTTTGTTGCCGTCTTTTTTCGCCCGCTCAAGGTTACTTTCCGCAACAATGGCGGTTCTTCCATCTGGAGTCTGAACCCTGTATTTTTTCTCTGACGAAGCTGGAACCCCCGCTCTAGTCGTTGTTGCCGATGTCGATGAGTCTGGCCCGTATTTGTCTATCAATTCCTTGTCGTATTCTTTATACGCATCTATCTGGTCTTGGATAGGTGTTGGTGCATCTTCCTTCTTCCCTTTGTTTTGGAGTTCAGCCGCATACGATATGCTAGACATAATCTCTGCAATGGATTCCTTGATTCTTGTTCGGAGTTGTTCCATCTTGTCAGGTTGCATCCGAAGTTTGCCATCCACGTTATCCAGCTTGACGATGGTGTTGCCGTAGGTGAGAACCTTTTGTCCGTCATAGTCGTGGAGTTCTGGCTTGCCTAACTCTTTAACCGCCGCATCCGAAGCTGCCTTTATCTTCGTATCAATCCACGGGCGAATTGTTTCTGGATCGAAGTCTCCCTTCAACATCTCTTGCACTTCTTTACCAATTGAACTGTTGTCAGTTTCCCACAGCTTTCTCAAGGCGGTTTGGTTTTGTTCAAGAGTTTTACCGGCTTGTTCATCCGCATTCAGTGCGTCTAGCCGCTCGGTGAATTGCTTGTTTTCAAGCAGTGCGTTTTTGGCTTTGCCAATGCCTATAAGCCCGTCGTTATACAGGATGTCAGCAATTTGTTTTTCACTAGCCAAGACATTTCTATCGTCTGCGGTGGCTTTGTCGGAGATTATTTTTGCCTCCGTTGCAGCCACTTCGCGCTCCTTTAGGCCGTAAAGTTTTTCTTGCAGTGTGTAGTCTTGCTGCTTCTGCATCTCATTTCGATCCGTCTGCATCGAGGACACAAGCCCCTTCAACTCACCCATCGACATATCCGAAGCGTCGCGCACTTTCTCCCCATATTGAGACAAGTATTCTGACTTGATTGGATCAACCTCCTCGTCCTCGGCTGGAAGTTGCCGCGCATATTCGTTAAGGGCTGTTTCCTCCAGTATGTCGCGGGTTTCCTTGTTCTGCCGGTACTTCTCCAGTCCCTCGGATAACCCCTTAATGCCCTTCGCATACTCATCCCCAATGCTGCCCATCATCTGGACAATGCCGGGGGCTATCGCTGGGCCGTTTCGCCCTTTGTATTTACTAAAATATTCAGCCATTTTGTTCTCCTAAATTTGTTCGTGGTTTTCTGTGTGGTGGTCGGTGTAGGACAAAACCCTAAACATCCGACTAATGAACCTCAAATGTGTCCAACCCCCAACTATGTATGCGACTGCGTAAGCCATTTCGTTGCCAGCAAATCGCATAAAATCTGCCCACTTACGTTTCCATTCGGTGTCGGACTTCTCCCACTCAACCGAGTCTGCATACATATTTGTTACGAGCGTTACCACCATGCTTAATCTGTCTTCGTGTTTCCTGTAAAAGGGATTTGCGTAGAGTTCGTGGAGCCGAATAAAACACTCAATGGTTTTCTCCTTCGACCCCACATCTTCATCCACGATGTCATCAATTTGATGAACTGTTTCGTGCCATTGACAGAGAAATGTGTAGGCAGATTCATCATGCAGACACACCTCCCGATATAGGTTGGATAGTTCTGTCGGTAAATTCGATGTCGTGAGCAATTGTGGTGGGGGAATCATTCCACTTTTCGTAGGTTAAGAATATGCTGGAGCGTTGGATTTGCGCCCCATGAGCTACTCCCACTGGAATTCTCAACGTGGAGCCGAGATGAGTCAAGGTCTTCCGTTTGGTTCCAGTTGGCGCACTCCAAAACACCATCTTGCCGAATATAAAAAACAACCGAACGACTGCGTGATTATGTATGTGATCCTCCACAACTTCACCCGCTGGAAACCACCACAGTTCCAGTTGACGATTGCCCCAACGAAATAAGCGTAGGCCGCGACCGCGACCATTCTTTTTCGAGGCTCCTGTGTGGAGGAATTTAATCATTACATTTTACCACCGCCGCCAGCCGCCGAACCCATCGCTTGCATTCCAGCACCAATCATTGATGCCCGGTTTTTCGCGCTTGCCGTTCGAGCCGCCATTTCGCCTTGATAATTCTGGTTATAAATGTCGCCAGCATATTGCGATTCTGGACTAAACATTGCGCCGGGATTAAAGCCTCCAGCTTGACCAACCACGCCCCCAGACATCATTGGGTTCATGGAACTTGGCCTACCCAAAACCGCCATAAATGGATCGGCTTGAGTCGCCTGATTCATGCCAACCATTGATTGGGCGAAACCCTGTCGTTGCTGCCGCTTTTGTTCGCTGCCCTGCAAGTTCGCCCACGACTCAATGGCGGCATCATTTATTCCGTAACCAAACCCACGGGCGGCTTGTGCGCCACGGGCCGATTGGTTAATGGTTCGCCGCTCGCCAGCATTTAGTTGTCCGCCCAGTTGGAGGTCGCCCATTGCTTGGGCATTTAGCTCCTTTAATAGTGCGGCCTGTTCTGGATTGGCGGCGTCCAGTGCTTCCCTCGCTCGGCCTCCATATTTTTCAATCGCCTCAATGTCGCCTCCCCGCTGGAGATCAAGCTGCTCACGATCCATTGTGCCAAGCCGACGCTGCGAGGACTCATACAAGTCCAGCAGTTGTGGAGTCATCTGGTTGGCGATGTCCATGTCTAGCTGGGCGTATTTGCCGCGCCACGCTTCCTCCGCGCCATACAATTGTGGAGCCATATCCACTTGTGCTTGGAGGGTCGATTTCATTTCCTCCCCATATTTTCTTGGGGGCGGGGCTGCTACTCTAGTTCCCATATTTATTTACCTTTCGTTCGTAAGTTGTCCATTTATAAATTTTCAATTGCGACCCGCGCCTGTGCCAAGCGACGTATTCCAGCTTGAATGGGGCGACTTCCAAGAATCGCTTGAGCGCAGCTTTTCCTGACCCAAGCCAAACAAACCAAGTGTTGCATTCGTCCGCTGGATAAGTGGTTTGGCGAGTGCATTCTTCAGCAACTTTATCCTTCGGCATTGGCCGACCCATGATGAACGCATCATCGCCAGACCAAACGTAGGCGTTGTGTAGATGCCAGACCAGATCGCTCTCGAAAGTGTTTGTGGAGTTTGGTTCATAGGTTGCTTTTGCTTGCTGGATTGGGGTCATCCAATAACGGTTAGTTTATACACATCCCCTGTTGATACACCCGCCCCCGAAGCGATGCCTAGTTTAATAGTGTCATCGTCCACACTAACTACCGTAATAAGCGCATCCAAATCAACAAACCCATTCGCTCCGGGTTCTGCGATTGACCCACTTACATCAATAATGGATAACGTGATAAATGCTGTTCCACGACTGTGGGTTACCGTAGCTACTTCCGCTGCCCCAGACCCAGTAAAAGTAACGTGCGCCCCGTCATCCGTTCCCCATGTAATTGTCCGAGTGTATTTATGGGCGGAGAACCCGTTGGATAGTGTGGCGTAAAACGAAACCAGATATGAAATTATCTTGGACGCACTCCACACATCGGTGGTTAATGCGCTGGCATCGTCAATCGTTGGGGTGAACGTGCTGGGGAGGTCGTCTAAGTCATTAAACGAAATGTCCGAGCTATCCAGCATTGAGCCGTCAATGTAACCATCTGCTGCTAGCTTAATCAGTTTTCCAGCCGACCCCGCTCCTGCGCTAGCATTTAAGACTCCGGTAATCGTCCCTATTGCGTGATTGTGGGAGTCGTCATCCACCGTGCAATCAATTGATGTTGTCCCTGACCCGCTAACATCTCCGCCCAACGTGATCGTCTCATTCGCGGTGGTGTCGGGCGGGGTTCCCCACGAAGCATCGTGCTTTAGGAACTGCCCCGCGCTACCCGCCGCTGGAACCAATCCGCTGTTTCCTGCTGAATAGGTTGTGTTGGTGTAATTAGATGCGTGGACTGTTCCTGCACTTGCCCCAGTCCAATCAATATGCTCGTTGGTTTCAAAGTTAGTCAGTGCATCATGGTCAAAGTCGCTGCTTGCGTATGTGGTGTTGGTGTCGGTGTTGGTATCCACGGGAGTTCCCCATGTTCCATCTTTTCGCAAATAGGTGTCGCTGTGTGTGACACTTCCAGCGGGGACAAATCCAGTGGCGTAGCTATTCCCACTATCCATCGCATCATGGGCGTGGCCCGTCCCTGATTTAGCCGCCAATGAAACGTCTAGCTCGGTTTCAGTATAGTACCTGTCATCGTGGGTGTGGCCACTGGCAGAATATGTGGTCGTATCAATCGTGTGGGAGTTGTCGGCATCTCGCTTAACGAATCCGAATGTGGTTGTGTCCGCACCGTGCAAGGCGTCATCCACGCTGGTCGCCGTGACGGTGGCGTCTGATCCATTCGTGCCGTTGGTTCCGTTTGTGCCGTTGGTTCCGTTTGTGCCATCGGTGCCATCGGTGCCATCGGTGCCATCGGTGCCATCGGTGCCATCGGTTCCGGCATCTCCTTGGAGTCCATTTGTTCCATTGGTTCCATTGGTTCCGTTGGTTCCGGCATCTCCTTGGAGTCCATTGGTTCCGTTGGTTCCATTGGTTCCGTTGGTTCCATTGGTTCCGGCATCTCCTTGGAGTCCATTTGTTCCATTGGTTCCATCCGATCCAGCCGTGCCTGCGGCTCCGGTGGTTCCAGTTGCCCCCTGTGATCCAGTCGCACCACTAGCTCCAGCCGGGCCTTGTGCAACGGTGTCGCCGCTGGAAGTTGTTACGAGATTACCCGGCCTGAATTTACCATCCGTTCCAGCAATCAACACCTGACCCGAAGTGGCTGGAGCCAACTTGGTTGGGTTGATCTTCGCCTCCTTACTGATTTTACCATCAGTAATTGAGAGGGGCGATATGTCGGAGCGGTCTGGCATTATTCGCTAACGAGGGCCACTACTTTCCATTTACTAGGAACTATATGAGTTAGGTTGAAGCTCGCATCGGCGGCTTGACTCGCGGCAACGGTGCGTTTATCGGAAAATCTCAATGAGTAGTTGACCGAAAGATAAACATTAGTACCATCCGCGTAACACGAAGCCGTGTAGCCCGCGCCTCCATACCCACTCCCCGGAATAAGAAGTCTATCCCCAGAAGCGTACCCCTTATCGGCAGCCGTCGCTTCTAGGTACACATTAAAGTCCGAGGGTATAGCCCCGAATTCGTGCGCTCCAACAAAAGTTCTGTCGTGGCCCAAGTTAGTACTGAAATCTGTTTCTACCCCAAATGCCGCTAGTGAACTTGGCCCAAGAAGAGTTATCTTCTTATGCAAGACTCTGAACGAAGGCGTCGAAGTCGTGTTAGTAGTCAGCACGGAACTATCCACATCCGTGGAAGCCAGAACCGAAGCCACTCCAGACCCATTATAAACAATAATCCCCGGCGTGGCGGTTCCAGCAACAAGGTTTTTAGCCAGTTTTACCACCTTGATAGCATAGTCTTTCAGGGTCAACAAAACCCCGGTTGTCTGGGCAGAATCAACTGGAGCGGTTAATCCAATCGCAACGTGACTCTTCGGCTGGTTAAGCGTGGTGTCCCCATCTTCCTCGTCATCGGGTTCATGGCCGAGACTTAACAGGTCATTTCCATCTCCAATAAGTATTTTACTGGCAGTATTAGCCACGAAAGTCTCTGGAATAATTGTGTCGGTTTCTGCGGTATCCCCGGTCTTTATTAAAGTCCCTCTTTTTAGCGTGTCGTAACCCACCAACTTGGGAAGAGTGACGGCGTTGTCCACAATCTTCGCCGTGGTCACGGCATCGTCTTGGATGTGGTTCGTGGTAACTGCCCGGTCTGTATCCACGGATGCCGAACTCTTCAGTTCCGTCCCCGTCACCGAACCAGCCGCCAACTCACTCGTCCCAACAGAACCAGTAACGGCCACTGTCGGAACGGCTCCTGCGTTTAGCGCGGCTCGCGTCACGTTGCCGCTTGAAAAATCATGTCCCTTCTGGACGGTTACTGTTAAGCTCATATCGTTTTAGTTATTAAATTCTGACCGGGCAATGCGCCCACTTTGGCGGCCACCAACTCGGCTCGACCATTCGTGTTCGCCACCTTCAATTGTACATAGCGGCCTTCGCCCCGGTAACGGTAGCGGTTTTGAGATTGTTGGTGGAGGTCGGGGTCGAATCCCGTTTCTCCAGTTAGTGGCAGCGCAATGTCCACCCCATTAACTTCTCCCACCGCCAAGTCCTCCACCGGCTTCAACAGCTTCACACTGTAGTCTTGCCGATACTTCGTCAGGAAATCATCATCCACCATCGACTCCACATAGTCGGCCTTGTCGAAGGGTTTATCGTAGGTTGTTCGGCTTAAAGTCTGGCCTCCCACTGGCGTTAGCTCCAGATTGTCTTCCTCTGGCCCATCGAACTGGACACTAACTGTGAAATTGGAATCGTTAGTCGCCAAATGAACGTCTGCGCTTTGCCATTTCTTGAAGCCAACATCTCCAGCCGTGTAGCCGCGAGTTATTATCTCGTCGCTAATTTGCTCGATCTTGGTGTTCCCGAAATCTGCATGGGTGGAATCCGTGGACTTCGGCAACTCATCCACAAACCCGCACTCCGTAAGCGCATCATCATAGAGGTTGATGAAGCCGTCTGTGTCGAGGAAGAATAGTCGGCGTTTGCCTTGGTGGGTGGTTTCCAGAAATGACTTAACCTTGATTGCCGTGCCGGTGTCGTACCCGGCCCATCCGCCAGCCAAGTAATCGAAAACCAAAATTGCATTATTATCGCTCGACCCGTCCAGCGGAACGGCCATGTAGAGGCGATTGTTGTGGTAGGCGGCGGCGGCTCCGCTCGCGGCATTCCAGTTGATCCGATCAATGAGCGGCTGGATAGGCTCGGACATCGGAATATCCACCGCACTTACCTTACCATTCTGCGCCACACCCAAACTGGTCACGCCCTTCTTGCTCGACAGGAACACAACATCATCCCCAACCTGAACAATGGAGTTCTTGCTAACCGCACCATACTCACGGGTGACTTCATCCAGCGTGATGTCGGACATACTCCCGTAAATGTTGTACACCATGTAGATGCTGTTTGTTTTAAAACAAGCGATGGTGGAGCTATTGATTCGTACCAAGGCGACCAGTTCGTCTTCACTCCCCTGATTGATTCGGAAGTTCGACATGACCGGCGAATACCGGGTGTAGTTTAGGAAATCACTCGCGGCCACCAAATCCTTGGAATGTGGGATCAACAATCTGTTCGCGAAGAATAGCCCCGTGGATGCGTTTGGGATTTGCTCTGTGCCATCGTCCTCGTTCTCGTCGATTGTTAAATCCGTATCTGTTTGACTGATGGACACAAACCCAATGTCGATCCGAGCCATTGCGAGTGGCTCCAGTGCGTCCCCTCTAAACATGATTACGTTGTTGAAGCACTGGACGAACTCTACGTCCGTGCCAATGGCGGAAACTCCAGCGAGTTTGGTCGAGGGGTTGCCTTCCTTCGTCGCATACACCCCGTCAGCGGCGGCCACCAAAACATATTCGGTGGAGGCTGGGTCGCGGAAGATTCCAGTGCCATATACGGTTCCGTAGCCGTAGGTGCGGTGGCCGAGGCTTTCCCAATACGCTAGGGCAACAGTGTCTTGCGTGGAGGATGTGGTTAGTGGGGGCTGTTCCAGTGCGCCGGTTTCGTCGTCCGCCAAATCCGCCACGGAGAGAGTTCCACTTATGGTGGTGGCCGTCGCCGAAGCCGTTGCGTTAACTAGCAGTTTACCCCCGCCAGTTGAAAAAGTTACAATGTCCCCAAAATAAACTGCGTGTGGGATTGCATCTACCGCCACACTCTGAACGGCTGTGTTTACTGTGTGCGCCCCGTTCACGACAAACGAAAGGCTCTTCCTTTTATAAAATGGGCCAAGCGTGTTTTCCTGACTAATCGGGCCACCCGCTTGCCAAGAATCTGTTCCAAGCGTTATCGTGGCACTTAACGCCACCCGCTCTGGAGTTGCCCCCTCTATGATGGAGACAGTATCCACACTTCCAGCGAAATCGGCAGTTGCCTGGAGGTACACGCGGTTTGGGTTCTGCCCTTTTGAGGTGACGTTTATGGTGTATTCCTGACCCCCAACTGTCCCGGCATATTGGCCCTTCACTGGGTCTGCGCCGGACGTAGTATATCCAGTGGGCGACCCCGTGGAAGTCCCATAGCCCGATTGGCCAACTAACACTTTAATGTGGCCCGTCGCCGGAGTCGCGTTTGTGACTGTGAGAGTGATGGTGTAATCACCACCAAGAACAGCACTCATGTCTTGGTATAAATTGTCTAGGCCGGAGGAAGCCGCGTGAACCGCTTCTCCACCAGTGATTCCCCAGCCGGGATCGAGGGTGGTTATCCAAGAGGCCGCGCTGGCGAAGTCCCCATTTAACAGAATAGCATTCGTGGATGAAGAGGATAAAACCCCAGTGCCTCCATCGACTTGTGCCTCGGTGGTTCCAGTCACTACTGCCGCACGGCCACTATAAGTAACAATGCTGCCAGCGGAGTAGGTTTGCTCCAGCCAAGCATCCGCCGCCTTATTAGACCACGGCATCTTCTTAATACCGGGCCTTGTGGATGCCTTACCATTCACGAACCGCTTGTTCTTGGCAGACGCACAGAACCCCGCCTTCAGTTGGCCGGGGTCGAGGCGCATATTCACCCCTATGAAGTGGGTGTCGCCATCTATAATTGGATCGTTTGCTGGCATCAGTTTCGCTCTAGCTCATACTCCAATTTGGCCACCGCCTCCAGTGCTGCTCGCGTCCACTTCGGTGCTGATTGTGCTGCCCTCTGGAATTGCGGGTGATCGGTCAGGGTCTTCACTCCATTCATTTGTCTCGGAGTGGAGCAACCCGCCGTGAGCAGACCGCATAGCAGCATCAATGTGAGACAGCTTCGCCTCAAGCCGGTCATTCGCCTGTGCTTCCCGTATGCCATCAGTTATCTTCAAAAAAAGCCGCTCCAGTGATGGGACGGCTTTTAACAACGCGATAATTGCGCTGATGAGTCCCATTTACTCGGCGGCCTTTTCTGGTGCTGCCTTCGCGGCATCTTCGCTCTTCTTAACGCCAATCCGCAGGAACACCGCAAGCCCACTGGTCACGATCAGTTGCAGCATCTCTGCCATCTCCAGTTCGCCCGTGAAGTAACCACCAATCGCGGCAACTATTGCGGCAACTGCCGTCCATACTGTTTTACTTTTTAACATTAGTCTGCCTTACGTTCGTTTCTCTCTACCGCACCCAACTTAACCTCTACCGTGTTGGTTCCAGCTTTCATCGTCAAAGACGGGAATGGAACATCGATGGAGAGGTAAGGGATTTTGAGGTTGATGCCTTCTGGCGATACTTTCGCATCTGGCAACACTCCAGCTTTTCCTCCAATACAGATGGATGGAATTGGCCAAGTAAGCGTTTGCCCGAACAGGGTCACAGATGGTTTCGGCTTGAGGGCCGCACCAAACAGGTCACCAGCACTGGCAGTCACCGCAGTTAGCAGTAATGCCCCAATAATAGTTAGTCGTTTCATCTTTTTAGTAGCTGTCGAATCTTCAAAATTATGTATACCAAGCTCGCCGCACTAATGCCGACCTTCAGAATCAAATCCACATCCACTAACCAGTTTCCAATTCCCGCTACGGATGCGAGAACGACCTTAAAATCTTCCAAATCCAGCCAACTCATTTCGGTGTGCCTTCGTATTCAATGTCTATAAACGGTGTGTCGATGGCCGTGTCCGATCCCACTCATCAATTCAAATCCGCATCAACCGCATCCCACGCGGCTTGGTATGCTGCATAATCTGGATTCACAATCGTCTCGCCTTTTACAACCGTAACCACTTCGCGAGTCTCGCCGCTATCGTTGCCCTCTTCATCTAGA